CTTTATAGCTAAGGTGAAAAACTGCGACCGTGCCAAACCCCAAACGCAGCCTTTTCAATGGTTCCTGTCTTTTCCGGCATATCGGATTTTTAGGCGTCAAAATCGGGGCAAAATCCGATATTATGAAGAGGCCGGAAACGCTCTTTTTTTTGCAAAAACCACTACCAAAAGTTGTTTTGAAGCCGGAACAGAAATTGGTAGTGGTTTTGGCCCTTTTGACTGTCCCCATCCTGGGGCTGCAGAAACAGGTAGTGGTTTAAGGGGTTTTCACCGTCTGAGTGTCTGGTGTCAGGACAGTTTTAGGCTGTGTGGCAGTCTCAGGCAGCCTATCCATATGCAGATTTTCGATCTCTTTCTGGAGTGCCAGAATATGCGTATTCATGTTGGCGATCCGGTCGGCGGCCTCCCGCATGATCGCGCATCCGGACATGCCGCAGTTATGCTCATGTCCGCATCCCAGGCAGGCCAGGCTCCCGGTTTCGACCTTTAGCCGGCAGCTCCGGAGGATCTTCGGCCAGCGCTTCTTTCACGATTCCCTCCGTGACTTCGACACACCAGCCGCAGCCACAAGAACGTCTGAAGAAGCCAGCTTCGGTATCGCATTCCAAAGCGCCCTTTCCATTCCCAACGATCTCGCAGCCACAGTTAGGGCAGGCTGCGTATAACTCCATGAGTTTTGCGGCAATAGTAATATTCATGATTTTCTCTTCTCCTTCAGCGCATCCAGTATCGTGGCGAAATATTCGGGCCGCAGATCCGTGAAGTCTTCGTCGTCACGGCCAACGATCAGGATGGGCCCCACAAAATCCACACCAAGGAATCTGCAGTTATGCGGCAGGCCCTGAAGACGTCCTTCCTCATTGCAGATTACCAAGGCATCCGAGGCAAAGGTCACCGTCTCAATGTAGCCGCCAACGGTGGCCTGCAGCTCTTCCAGCGTGTTGGGGATGTCCCGCGGCTCCGGCGCGCAGCCGGGCGCTTTATAAATCACTTTCATGCTGATTCTCCTTTTTAATCTCTCATTAGAACCCGTTCCATACCTGTCGGCCGCAGTATTCGAAGCACTCGGCGTCGTTGCAATCTGCGGGCGTCAGATCCTCAATCCGTTTCCGGCTCCGAGAGATAAACAGGTCGGAATCCATGGGCGGCTTCGGGTTTTTATCCCGCAGAAGGTGATCCACACCGACTAACGCTTGATAGGTCTCCGGCTCGTGTTCCCGGATGTACTGGTAAAAGAAATTCTTGTGGAATGGGCAGAAGGCGCAGGCACTTGCCTTAGTGTCCATCCCCCATTCCTCCAGGATGTATTTGTAGTTGTCCGCCCTGGTAAGCCCCATATCCACCAGTGGGAACTTATTGACGAACATGGGGCTCTTGCTTTCCTTGCATCGATGCGCTTCTTCAGCGCTGAATCCCATGTGCATCTCATGCGCCTTGATATCCTCCGACCGGAGCCGCTGTCCCTTCCGGTATCCCAGCAGCTCCCAGCGGACAAATTTGGAAATGCGCTCCACCTTGTAATCGATGGTGCAGTTCCGGGGCATCTTGGATTTGTGGCCATCATTCTTGAGTGTCCACCAAGGAATGCTGATGACCCGGCGCTCTCCGAAGTTCTCCGTAAAGTCCTTGTACAGCGGGGTATCCAGAACATAGAACGGGATCCCTGCGTTCTCACAGGCATTCTTGGTGAACTCCATCTGTTCTTTTACCCAAGGCGGCTCCAGACCGAGGTCACAGAAGATAACGGCGTCATAGACTGGCACCAGCGGGTACGGAGCCGGGGCCTGTACTGCGTTCTCGCAGCTCATCAGTGCCAGAGCAGTGGACTGCATTCCCGCACCGAAGGAGAGAATCTTCACATCAATCCCTCCCGCGGGCGGCCGTGATAATAGATCTCCGCCGCATAGTATGTGTGCGTGCAGCTCTTGGCCGGGATATAGAGGTCAACGACCATTTTTCTCCCGGCCCGACGGATCTTCTGAACCTTTCCAGTGAGCAACTGTCCGCATGGGCGTCCAGTACCGTCCAGGGTACAAAAACGGAAGGACTCGCCGAGGGCGGCGGTGAAGTTTGCGCACTGGGCAGACTTAATTTCACTCATCGTCCTCATCCTCGCTCTCGCGTTCATATTCCTCCGCAGTCATGAACTCCAGCTTCTCAGGCGGAACGTTAAGCATCGCTGCCATGCTTGATTTGCAGTCTATGGCCATAATGTCATTGAAGTCCTCTAACTTCGCGCCCGGGATAAGCTCAAAGGACTGCTTTGCGAAGCCTACGGTCCCGGGACCGCCGTAAAGATCTGCATCATGAACCCGGAAATAAAGAGTCGCTTTTACTTCAAAATTAGATGAAAAACTCATAAATGATTACCTTCTTTCGTGGTGGTTAAAAGGGGTTGCGATAGTTTTTGAATCATAGCCAGCCCCTCGCATGGAGCACAGCATATTTCTTCTGGGCCTGCTTCTTCCGCATGGCCCGACACTTCGGGCAGAAGGTCTGTTCCCGCCGTTCCAAAAACTCCCCACCGCACATCCGGCAATACTGCGGCTTGATCCGCCGGAACTCCGTACAGGAATCGCAATCGGTGCAGCCAGCAGAACAGCCTTTAATCAGGTCCCAGTTCTGGCACATGAAACGCTGCCAGTACGGGTCATAACCCAAATCGTTCATCCGCTTGCGAAGCAGCGCATCCAGAACCGAGAGATCCTTCCGCACCTCTGTCCGGGTTCTGGAGAGGTTAAAGCCCTGCCGCACGGTTGGCTCCGGAGCGCCGAAGCCCCACGGTCCGTCCTCCAGCATGGCCCGTACCTTGTCGGCATCCTCGGTCAGATATGTAAAATAGGCCTTCCCACGGACGGCCTTCTCAGAGCGCCCAACGGCCTTGCCGATCATTGGATAGCTGTCACCATGCCGGATGCCGTCAGCCAAAGCCTGGTAGTCCGCGTCCGTCCACACGCTTGACTTCCCGTGATTGTCGGCGCGAACCGGGCGTTCCTTCAGACCGAGGTCATTGCATCGACGCGTAATCGCACCTTCGGAACGACACAGGATCTCAGATAGCTCCGCATAACCGTACTTATGCTGCTTCAACAGCATTTTCAGTCGGCTGTCCTCGTCCGGTGTCCACGGGTCTTTTCTTTGCAACGCGAGCGCCTGAAAGTCTTTGCGGCGCTGCTCTGCCACCCAATCCGGTTCTGCCCCCAAGACCAGCGGCTCCAGCTTGGAGAAGTCAATGAAGCTCCTGTGCTGCTCCGCCCACTTCCAGAACTCATCCAGGTAAACCACCCGCCATACGCATTTATCAACACGTTTGGTATGGATCGGGAAACCTCTTCGGCGGACCCAGCTCTCCATTTGGTAGCTGTATGACTTGGCATTATCCGTAAGCGCAATCATCAGCTGGTTGAAGGTCACATAGTCGCCAGAACCCAGCATCCCACCCAAGCCCATCCGGACCGCCCGAACCTTTACAGCATGTACCGTGCGCCCCAGTTTCTTGGCAATACCGGGGATGGACACCGTGCCCCAATGGTCTTCCAGATACCGTTCTTCTTCCGGCGTCCAAGTCTTCTGCGGGGAGCATCGCAGTTCCCGGCGCTTGGCACGCACAGCGCCCTCCATCCGCTTCAGGGCCGTAGCCATCTCCGCGTCGCTCTGTGTTTTCCAGTGGTCACGGATGTACTGCTCTTCTTCACTTGTCCAACGGCGATAGTCACTCATGGCAGCAAATCCCTTCCATATCAGGCGACGGCAGTCCATCTATTGCGTTACAGAGCCGCAGGGCGTTTTCCGCTGTCGTATCTTTCCGGCAGGCAGTCTTGGCTGCTTCTGTTTCCCGGATAACCCTTGCGTGGTGTTCCGAGAGTTTCCGTTCAAATTCAGCAACACTGGCAGCCCTTTCCCATTGAACCCGGACACGCTGCTTTTCGGCAGCCGCCTGATCCCGCGAGATTGTCTTGTTATAATACAGAAAATAGATATTCCGCAGGCAGGTGTAGGCCATCTGATCCGGCAGGGATAAACCTTCAGGCAGCTCCTCACAGTGCATGGCAGCCTTTTCCCAGGGAAACGTAAATCCTGTGCTCATAACCGCAAATACCATTCCAGGACTGCTACCGCCGCCTGCCAGCCGTGACAGACACGCCACACATAGCCCTGTGCCTGAAGGCGTTCACCCCACCACTCCTGTTCATCGGAAGTGTGTCCGCTCTCCGTTTTCATCTCAATATACAGCCCGTGATACTGTCCCCGAGGTACCGGTAGGCAGAGATCCGGCACGCCGGACTTCACGCCCTGCTGCTTCAGGTGCTTGGCCTCTACAGCATCACGGGTACCGCCATTGGGGATGTGATGGAGCAACGCCAGCTCCGGCCACTGCCGGCGGATAGAAGGCTGCTGGCTCCACTTGATGACATTTGCCTGATGCTGGGCCTCACTTGCCATTCTCTATCACCTCCACGAAGGTCACGGTCTTATTGCTCCTCGGGTCCTTCTCCTTGCCCTGACGGACGGTGTACCCATTCCGGGCGAGAATCACGATCACCTGATCGCGGTCTTCCGCTTTTGATACATACAGCTTCATGCGCCCCTCCGTTTCTTTGGCTCATTCAGAAGCCTGTTCAGGATCTGGCTTGCGTCACCTTTGCTGAGGTTGGCGATGTCAAACCCCTTACAGCGCTTTTTGATGATTTCCAGCTGCTTTGCCGTTGCGGGAGACTTTCCCCATTTCCGCACGGCCTGCAGATCCCATAGCATCCGATCATTTTGATGGTCCCGGATCAGCGTAAGGTATGCCCGGTCAAGCGCTTCCTGCATCCCGCAGCGGGAGCCGTTGGGTAGATTTACCATGCCCAAAGCATCCGGGCAGGGGATTGTCATACGCTGCTTATTAGCCAGGGAACACACCAGTGAGCCGTCCGGCATCTTGAACCAGTTAACGTCATGGGTCTGATACTTCATTTCCTGTGCCCACAGATCTACCAGGTGGATGTTCTTCACCCAGCTCTCCGGAGAATCGGAGGCTACCTCAATCTTCTCCGGCAACTCAAACAGATCTCCCTCGATATCCTTCTCTTTCCGTTTCGGCACATTATCCATGTCGATACCAAGTAAGGAGGGTGCCGTACACAGGGACGCCTTTCCGGTAATGCCCACGCAGTCGATCAGCTCCAGGCGTTCTTTCCCCGGATAGAGCCGAAGGCCGCGCCCTACCATCTGAGCATATAGGCTTTCTGACTGCGTCGGCCTCGCCACGATGACCGTTTCCACCCGTGGAATATCGGTGCCCTCGGTGAATACCATGCAGTTGACGATGCAGGGGATCTCGCCGGCAGTAAAAGCATCAATGATGGCGGAACGGTTCTTGGTTTCGCCGGTAACCACCACAGCCCCCTGAATCCTCTTGGCAATTTCTTCAGCTTGATGTACACTGACAGCGAAGATCAGCGTGGCGCCCACAGCCATATCTCTGTAAGCCTGTGCAATGGCATCTGCGGTGCCGTCCATGGCCTGATCCAGTTCGCCGGGTGCGTAATCGCCCTGGCGGGTATGAACTGCGGTGATGTCGAACCCAATGTCTACCCGCCGGCAATGGATATCACAGAGATAGCCGTTCTTCACTCCCCAGCACAGATCTCTCTGGAAGATGATCTTGCTGAAGACCGTATCCAGGCGAACCTTATCTCCTCTGTTTGGCGTTGCGGTGAAGCCGATCAGCTTCTCCGGGCGAAAGTAATCAAAGATTTTCCGGTATGTACTGGCAGCTGCGTGATGGGCCTCGTCGCAGATAATGAGACGGAAGTCCTCCGGATCGAAGTCGCTCAGACGGCGCGCCAACGTCTGAATGCTGGCACTGACAACCTCCTCGCCGTGGCTGTGCTGCTTGGCACGTTCAATACCGTAGGAGCAGTTGAAGTATTTGCGCGGCTGCTCCACCAGTTCTTCACGGTGGGACAGGATCAGCATTCTCTCCCCGTGCCGGGGGATATTCGCAAAAGTAACTGTTTTTCCGAGGCCTGTTGCCATCTGGGCGAGGAACGCACCAGGCGGCTGCGCCTCGATGGTTTCAATACATTCGGCTTGATATGGCCTTAGTTCCATAATTTTCCTCCAAAAAACGTGGAACTGTGGAACAGCGTGGAACTTGTGTTCCACACTTGAAAGCCTTGTGCCACAACGGATACAGGTAAACCGTGGAACCGTGGAACAAATTTTTCAAAAATTTCCACGAAAATGTGTGTATATAAATTACTCGAACAAACGTACACACACGCACATTCTTAAATATGCTGTATTTTCTGTTCCACAGTTCCACACCCCTCTAAAAATGATGTTGTAGCCCTTGTGCCGCAACGGTTACAGCCTGTGGAACACCAGTTCCACACCTGTTCCCCAAGTTCCACACTATAGCGGCTGCTCATCCGGATCAGCTTCGTCATCCAGTTCAACCGAGGGCAGCCGCAGACAGAAACACTCTGTAGGGATTCCATTGATCCGCTTTCCCTTGGTGTTGGCCCGTCCCCGGGTCTCGATCAAGTTTGACTGCTTCAGGTATGAGATCATGGCCGCAGTCGAATATCCGGCGTCCTGCAGGATGCGTTCAAAGACAGAGCGGATGATATATGCCCGCCCATCTTCCAATGCGCCCAGGACCTCTATATTGGGGTTCTCCGAGCGGCCGCACAGTTTATTGGAATTCTGCGTGACCCAGTCGCACAGGTACTTATAGCCCCTGTCGCCGGCGGACACCGCCGCTTTGGACGCCAGGAACTCTGATACCTGCTCAATCGTCAACGGCTGCTGGCTGGAGAATATCCACTGACAGGCCAGCTCGTCCGCCAGGATGATTGCGGCAGCGGCCATGGCCTGCTTCTCCGTGGTGTCGCGGTCACTGAGAATCCGAAACAGTTCCCGGTACCGCTCTGACACCTGATCCACCACACCCGGCTGGTAGAGCTGTTCTACAAACTTTTTTCCGGCAAAGCCATAATTCCGCTTTACCGCGCCTGAAATCCGCATGCCATCCCGGATAACCGCCTGTGCGGATTTACATTCAATATCAATGACACGGTTCACGGCGCCGGCGCCGCTGGCCGTTCCAGTTAAGGGGGATTCACCTGTAGTCAGGATGCAGTTCCTCCATGTTGGCGTCAGATCCACGCCACCGGAGCGGTTGCCACGGGTTCGGCCAACGCCCTGTGCCAGCTTATAAACATCGAATGTAGTACGGCCTTTGCTGTCCTTAGCGAGCTGAAGCTCATCCAGACAGAATGGCAGATTGTTCAGAAACGCGGCTGTCTTCTCCATGCCGACCACGGTACCGTCAAAGGTCTTGACATAAGCGCCTACAGCAGGGTCTCCCCATACGCTGGCGGCCACCATCAGAGCCACCGTCTTGCCGGTGCCTGAATCAACACCCCATAAATGGACAAAGAATGGGAGACAGTTCAGCGGCTCCAGCAGTACCGAGGCGAAGGAAGCCGCCAGGATGATCTTTGCCGTTGTGGACATCTCCCGAACCTCCGCCGCCGTTTCCAGCCATTTTGTTTCAGAGCCCCGGCTCCGGACCGTCTGGAACATCGCCTTGAAGTTGGCGTCACCGTCAAAAATCAGGCCGTCAACAAAAGGTGAAAAGCCCTCGTCCGGTATGTAGCCGAAGCGTCCGATGCTCTTTTTCTCCGGAATCAAATAATAATTCATGTTTTCCATGTCGGAGATGTACTGAATAAAAGCCCTGGCGTTCTGGCTGGTCACCGCAATGCCGGAGCCAGCCAGCTCCGTGACCTTATTGGAACTGGCCAGCACCGTCTTGCTGACGATGATCTTTCTCCAGATGGTGCCCTTCCGGAATGCCAGCTGAAGCTTTTCTTCACCCGTGTCAATATTCACCAACCGTTCCACCGGCATGATCGGATGCGGACAGGCAACCTCATCGTTATAGCCGTTCTTCTTAAAAATGCCGCTGTCATCTGCCTCCCAGTCGCCGGCATTGAGCTCCAGCGGCTGGTTCGTGAAGTTGGTAACGTTATCGATATAAATGGTGCCGCTCTGGGCCTTCAGACTTTCCACGTATTTCTTGTACATGGTCTTGAAGCCTTTGAATCCCTTGGAAACGGAATATGCCGCCAGTTCCTCCATCTTGGCCGCATGAGTGAAAGGCTCCTTGTGATACGCATACAGCGCCTCATACGGCGTTGTGGTTAAAAAATCATCTTTTTCGAAGCTCCATTCTTCACTCATAGCTATCTCCCTATATTCTGATCCAGCCACCATTCAAGGACTGGTAGTTTCTTGGCCGCCTCCGCATACAGAGGATGGATGTATCCGACGATATCCGGGGAAAGAAATTTTTGAGCTTCCCATAACTGTCGGTATTCTGCCGCTTTCTCTCGATACAACGCCGCAGCGGCTTCTTTTTCCTGTGCTTCTCGCCGGCGAGCTTCCAGCAGAGCGGATCTCTCTGCCATGCTGGGACGCTCGCCGGTGAGACCAAGTCCAAAATCACAGTTGAGCTTCAGGCACGCTTGCGCGAAACCGAGTCCAAACAGCCGCATTACAAAATCAATCACGCTTCCGCCGGCGCCGCAGCCAAAGCAATGCCAGCCGGTCTTGTTCCCATCGTAGACCTTCAGACTGCCGTGATTGTCTCCGGCATGAAAAGGACACTGGATATAACCGCCGCGATCCGGATGAAAGCCATACAGCTCCACCACCTGACGAACTGTCAAATGTTCCTTGATCTGTCGGGCCAGATCATTCCCAGGCATCCGCGGCCAGCTCCTTGTAATTCAGGATGGCAGTCAGGTGCTTGGTGGCTTTACAGTAGTCGCAATGCTCGCAGCGGGTCGGTTGAATGCGACCTTCCTTGATTGCCTGGTATCGCGGCGCCCGGTCCTCCACTTCAGCCAGCTTGGCAGCCAAGTCCTCGTCTGCGATGTAAAGGGCCTCCAGATCAGGGGATTCTTCCTTTGTGCCAACTGCCAGAACGAACGGCAGCATATTGCCCTCAATGGCCTGATAGATAGCGCCTTGGATGTCATAGCCATAGAATTCAACAAACGGGAGCTTACAATGATCTTCCGCTGACCACACTTCCGCAAGGTCCCGCATAGCCTTCTGATCTACAATGGCACCGTCGCAGAAGCCTAATGCAGCTGCGGTGCGAGGATACTTCTCCACGATTTTCCGGCAGGTATCCGCGTCCAGCAGACTGTCAATCTTAATTTTGAAGGGAATGCCTGCGATAAAGCCGGTCCGAATGACCTGTTTCTTGCCGGACATCAGGAGCATATAGAGCTCATCCGACTGCATACGCGCAACTACCTCGGTAGCCCGGAGATATTCAGCCTTCAAGGTACCGTCCCGCTTGAAGATCTCCGGGTGCTGTGCCTGATAAAGAGGCAGCTCACCAGAAAACCATGCGTCAATGTAGCCGCCGACCAGAAGGACTGTGGAGGAAGGGGGATGGTACTCCCCCTTCAGCTCCGCCAGCGCCGCCGCTTCACATTTCTCGAAAGCCTTAAACTGGGTGGAACCCATATAGGCCATGTTCATTTCAGGCGAGTAATAATTCTCAGCCGTAACAACAGGTAGGGGCATCACAGCACCTCCCCGGTCTCCGGATCGACTGCGGCATTTTCCGGTTCAAGCTCTTCATGCTGCATTTCTGCAGCATTTTCGGTCTCCTGCTGCGTTTCCGCAGCGGTTGCCGCAACCTTGCGCTTTTGGGCACAAGCCGCGCAGAGGGGGACACCGTAATGCTTGACGGTATAGGCCGCCACCCAGTTGGCATCTTTCCCCATAGCCGGCTTAATAGGCTGCTTACAATCGGTGCAGGGCGGTACCGGCTCCTGCTTCTGCTTCTGCACGCGGGGCTTATAGGGCCGGATGCGGATGCCGTCAGTCATACCGCCATCCTGCGGGTCCCGGACATTGTGGTCCACATAGAGCTGGATCTGCTTACCGACCAACGTGCTGGCCTTAGCATCACCAAACAGCTTCCGAAGTGTTTTTCTGTTCGTTGAATTGACAATCAGCGGCCGGACCTGCATAATGCCCGGCACACGTTCTTCCTTGAAGGAAAGCACGTCCTTGTTCTCTTTTCCACGCTGGAGCGTCACGGATCCATACCAGAGGCCGGCAATCGTGAGTACCGGCTCCACACCGTCATCGATGTCTTCGGCTCCAAGATATTCGGATTCCCGCATCTGGCCCAGGCGCTCATCTCCGGTCAGCTGGCGCAGTCTATCTTTCGTCATCATGATTACATTCCTCCGTTTGATCTGATACTCTTGGAATAGCAGCATCCACGATAGCCATAATAAAACGGCATTCCTCATAACAAATATTGGTATCCACCTTGATGATGATATCCATGATCTTGGCTGCGGCCTTCATCAGGTTTGCCATTCTATACGGCGGGACATAAAAGCCGGTAGTTGTGAGGAGACGCTCTTTTTCAGCCTGTAAACGTTCCGCAGCAGTCACAGCTCTGTCACCTCCAGCGCATCGGAGTCCGTTACCCGCGTGGCGATCAGCTGAAGGCCCTTCTCCTTGCACTTGGCGTACAGCCGTTCCCGGCTATCCTTATCTAGCCTCTCAGCGCCATCCACAAGGATGATCTGGAGCTGGCCGGGCTTACTGACGGAAATATCCACGCACAGTTCCAGCAGCTCACCGTCAGACAGGTTAGAGATGGGCAGGCCCCGGATCAGCGGCACGCCGTTTTCCACGGTCAGGCCCTCCACGGGGATCTTGGCGGTTTCAAGGATCTTCGCCGGCAGCTCTCTGGCCAGCTCGATCTTCCGGGTGAATTCAGAGGATTGCTCCGTGAGATCTTCCAGTTCCGCCTGCATGGCTACCATGCGCTGGTACTCATTGAGGTGCTTCCGCATCTCCTCGGCGGTATCCAGTTCCTGTGAAAGGGCTGTGGTGTCCACCGGCTCCCGGCCTGCGTAATCCGCCGCAACGCCCATATCTTTCTCCAGCTTGGCTGCGGCAGTCTCATATTTGGACTGCACCACATCGGCCTTTTCATGCCGGCGCTGTTCCATGCCGGACAATTTTTCTTCCGTGGCCTTCAGCTCCGCTTTCAGGCGTTCCATCGTGCCGGTCAAGGATGCACGTTCTCTGGCAATATCACTGTCAATGGCAGCCAGATCCATATCCCGCTGCGCTTCCAATCCCCGGAGTTTGGCGTCATAGCCGCTGCGGAATGCCTTTGCCCGCTCAATACGGCTGTTCTGTTCCCGCAGCCGTTCCAGCTCCCGGTATTTCTCCCCGGATGGATAATTGTTCCAGCGGTCATAGTCATAGCCAGACGGAATATCCTTGGCAATATCGGCAATGAAAGCCTGCTTGTTGCGGATATCCCGATTGATGTTTTGCCGAGACTGGAAATAGATTCCGTTTTCCGCCTGAATATCATTCAGGACCTCAAGGATATGCTTGGAGTAATCGACACCCTGCGGGATCTCACCGAACTGCTCTTTGATCCAGTTCATATCCCACTGAAATTCAATGAGGTTCAGGATCTCTCGGTTCTTCTCCTGACGGGAGAGCTGCGTAAACTTCACCGGATCCAACTGGAGCGGCGTGAAGATCTGGGCCAAGAACTCAGCCGGTCTTGTCTGAAGCATAGAGCCGTCCCGCACCTTCACCGTGCCGGCGGATTTGGCGGGCAGGGCCTTCCGGTCAATGGACAGTCCGGTATTGGTCTCAATGATGATTTCGCCCTCATCGGCGCCCTGGTGAACGATATAGTCCCGGTCAGAACGGTTGGTGAGGGCATAACGGATGGCATCCAGCACAGACGTCTTTCCGCTTCCCTTGGGGCCGGAGATCTCCACGGACTTCCCATCAAGGGTAGTCTCCCGGATGCCAAACAGGTTTTTGATCGTAATTTTTGTGGTTTTCATTGACATTCTCACTTTCTACCCCTATGATAGGGGTGAAGTTGTTCGGCATGGTGCCGATCTTCCCCTGACAGGTGTGCGAGACCTGCCAGGGGCATTTCTTTTTACAGAACAACGTGGACGGAACCTTCAGACACTTCCTGCTCCAGTCTGCCTTCCAGATACTTCTTGATGGTTTCCCGGGCAGTCAGACGCCACATGCCGCCGTCAGCCTCGATGAAGCTGATACCCCGGTCACTGACGCGAATCAGGAAGATGCTCTCCGGCTGCTCGACTTCCTGGAAGGTACGATAGGGCCGGAGCTTCACCAGCGGGCGGATCTGCTCGTTGGTCTGGAGTGCTACTCCCTTCTGAGTGGTAATAGTGGTGGCGATCCCGTTATCGTTGTAGATCACCTTGGCTCCCAAAGAGATGTCGCTGACCAGCTTCATGGCATAGAGCGTATCCGGCGTTTCCTGGAAGCGGGTGCGGAGTGCGATCTGGGCTTCCTCAAAACCGAGGGCGGTCTTTGCCTCCCAACCGGGAACGTCTGTGGCGTGTGCTTCATAATAGACCTGCCGGAAGCAGCGCTCGTCATAATCTTTGGACTGGCCGAAGCAGCGGACAGTCTTGCAGTCCGGAACGGCGATGTACAGCGGGGCGTCCATCTCGCTTGCTTCGGTTCTGACCATCGTTACCAGCACGTCCAGACTGTTCAAGTCCAGTGTGTCCGGATGGAAGATGGTGGGCAGGATCTCCTTTACATTACCGTCATCGGTAATGCGGAAGGTGGAGCCGTTCACCGTGGTAATGAGCGGTTGCGTGGTCTTCTGGATGTGTTCGATAAATTCTTTCAGCATGGAATGTTCTCCTTACATAGCGGTTTTGACCAGTTTCAACATAGGCGGAGCATCCTGCTCCGTACCGTCTACAGCCATTTGACCGGGAATCTGCGGTACCATTTCAACAATGGTATCTTCATCAGCCACGTACAGGGCCGTGGTCACGGGATTAGTTGCTGCCAGCTTAGATGTGGCCACACAGCTCACAGTAATGTTCTGTCTGGTATCATCAGGTTTGAGCGTGAGGGTAATCGTCAGCTTGCGTGCCGCAGTGGCGGACGTGTTGGGGTCCAGGATGTTATTCAGCAGGCTGGACATCTCATAGTCAGCCCGCTCCTGAATCGCTCCACGCGCCATCTGCAGGATTGATTTTTGAATGCCGGAATCCATAAGACTTCCTCCTTTCTTTCGTAATAAGGGCTCCAGCCCTCTGTCGGACAGCCCCGCAGCTAACCTGCTCGGGGCAGCCCGGCAAAAAGAGAGTTGCGGGCGCCGGGAACGCCCGGCAGAAGGCTGGATATATACAGGCTCATGCGCTGGCTGTTGCTTCCTTTCTGCATGGGCCAATAGCATGAAGCAGATCCTTGACGCTCTGGGCACCGTGAAGATCCGCAATCATGGAATAAATCTTACCGTATCGGTGCGCATAGACAGCGCCACACTGGGGGCAGACATGGGCCGGGTGGCCGTTCAAATCAATGGAGAGGGTAGCATCCTGGCAGCGAGCGCAGTACAGCATCATAGGGCATCTCCTTTACGTAATCCGGAAAGGTCGATCTCACAGGTCTCAGCGCTGCGGTGCAGGGTCTCAACACCACTGCGAAGGGCTTCACAGAGTGCGAACATTTTCGGGAGTGGTATTTTCATCTTTTTAGCAATATGCGTTGTCAGCAGCACCCAGGCAAGAATAAGGCCATCCATATCACCTTTGACTTGGATATAGATGCCCGTGTCACCTGTGGTGATTGCCAAATGCGCCTTTTTAAACTGTTTCATAGTCATTCCTCCCGCGCCCCCCAGTAGACGGTGGCGGTACGGCGGCCAAGCTGCTGGGCTTCGGCGTGGCTGCCGACGCAGAGATCAATGCGGCTGCCCTTGATGGCGCCGCCGGTGTCCTCAGCCCGGTATCGGCGCAATCCCGCACCGTCACCGTAGTCCACCAGCAAAACAGCGCCCAGTGGAATCACTGAAGGATCTACCGCCACCGTGCTATACGGCGTGGCATGGGTGCCGCTGGCGGTGAGGCCGTCCACTTTGCCGCAGCACTCGACGCAGCAGTCATAGTGGGTCACGGTGACATTCTCCAGCACGTGGGCCTGATCCAGTCTCAGAGGCTCCTGAGCCGGGGTGTCATCCCCAGACAGCCGCCCATTATCGAGGGGAGAGATCACAGCCGAAGGTGTGGCCGGTTCCGTGGTGGTTGCCTTGGCCGAGATCACCAACGCCACGCCGGCGATCAGGGCGGCGAGGATCAGCGTCAAAATGGCGTTCAGCTTCCAAGCCCTGGCGGTGCGTTGGGCCTCACTGGCTCTGCGGTGTGCTTGTCGAGTGCGTTCCGCTGCGGCTGCCAGTTCCACGGCATCACAGTGCTGCTGGGACAGCCAAGCGACCTGCAGGGCGTCCACATCGGCCCGGAGCTGGGCAACCTGCCGATGCAGTTTTTCACTTCTCTGGCTCATGCTACGATACCTCTTTTCTTTGTTGTGGTCGGATCGGGGAAATAGATGTGCATCTCCTCTGGGCTGATTCTGCAGAGTTCCATGGTTCGGTACATTTCCTCGATATTCCAGGCGACGTCGCCTTGCATCCTTTGGCTGACCGGGCCGGGGGAGAGGTTCAGCGCATAGGCCAGATCATTTTGCGTCAGCCCTAACTCCCGGAGACGGGCAGACAGTTTTCCGTAGCGAGGTATTTTCATCGGTGCGTACTCCTTTCGTTTTGATTGTGGTAGGTATGGGCTTGTCTCCCTTTCTCCAGCGTGATAGACTACTGGCAGAAAGGAGGTGAGGCAAATGTTCTCGATGTCAAAAAAAGAGCTGGTTGCTAGATTGCAAGTTACAGCAAATCTCGATTTATCTAAATTTGGAGATGATATGAAAAGCAGGAAAATGCTTCTATTAACATCCTCTGGAATAATCTCATGCTCCGATATCAGCCTTCGTAGCTATGATGATGTTCTGAAAGAATCTCAGGAAACCAGTAGTGTCAACTTGCTTGATCTTGCTCTAACAGCACCGCTACCAGAACGCATAGAAACTGAAGATGATAAAAAAGTGTTTCTATACTGTGTAGATGTGCAATTTCTTCCAAATTCCGGTGGAAACATTATCAATATTCCTGCTATCTGCATTGATCTTGATAGTGTTTCTGGATTTTCTCTTGGAAATCTTTTGGAATCCTACCAATAACTGCAGGCGAAAAAGCTAAATTGGATTGCCGGCCTTGTACTTGCACTACGAGGTCGGCGATTTCTTTTGGCGTGCCTTTAATCGTCAGTTCCATGCTCTCCCTCCTTTCTGACTGGGATTGTCCGAGGGGATGCCCTCGCCTTTCTTTCGCAAATCTTGCATAACACGCAAGATTTAGACTAAAAAAATAGTTGCCCTGTCTTCCTTGGAAAGGTTCAACGCATTGCTCAACTCATTGGCTTCGAGCACCGTAAAGTTACTCTTCCCGTTCATTTTCGCAGAAAATGAAGTAACAGAGCAACCGATAACCCTGGCGCCGTCGACGTAAGTCTTTCCGTTTTCAACCATGATGCCCTTGAGCTTGTTTAGGTCAGGCATTTATAAAACCTCCTTTCAGCTTGCGTGCTATGCAAGTTTTGTGTTATGATAATAACTTAATCGGCTGGGCTTGTCAATACCCTCATGCAAGTTTTTTGTTTTTTTCATAAAATAATCTTGCATTACAGTATAGTTTGCTGTAATATTGGAGCAAGCTAAATATGAGGTGACGAACATGGGAAACGATTTCAACAAAGCGGTCGGCAAGAGATTGTATTCAGCACGAAAGGCCAAGGGTTACTCCAGGGCAAAGGTTGGCGAACTCGTCGGTCTGCATGAAACTACTGTTAAGAGATATGAAGATGGTGATATAAAGTCCTTAGACATTGAGCGCCTTAAAGACTTTGCTCGTGTTCTTGGAACTCCCGCCGCGGATTTATTGGGTTGGGTAGCCAACTCGGACGAACACCTCGAATTGATGCTTCAACTCTCAGAAGATTCTGCAAGCGGCCGCACGGCGGCGGTGGAAGAGCTGCGCCGAACCTATGGTACTGAACACGGCATCCACGCCACCTATACCTGCGACGATAAAGCTAAGCTCTGCATACTGTACTACAAGGCTCTGGAGCGAAGAGTCGCCCTCTCTCTGACCGATATCATCGGCACCATCGACCAGCTTGACGGCCATCAGGCCGAAAAAGTCATGCTTCTCCTGCACGCTTACTTGAAGGCAGAGCAGCCGATCCGCAACATCGTGGATACCGCATTGGATCCTTATGTGGAAGATTTGGACGAGCTCCTGCACGGTGGCTCTCAGATCGGGTGATTGAGGTCGATTTCCGGAAATAATAAAAACCGCCCCCGGTGTTACCAGCACCGAGGACGGTATCGCGCAAATTTCCCATACCTACCACAGTAATGAAAAATGAAAGGCACACTAAGGCACCACTGCGCCCTTTTATCTTACCACGAAAGGGCGCTGGTGGCAAGATAAAAGGAGTTATTATGGCAGAAAGAAAAAGTGAAGCGATCTGGATCGAGAGCCGGAGCCGCTGGCAGATCAACGTACAGGACAACGGCGTCCGTAAGACCTTCACCAGCGCCCTCGCTGGCCGGCGCGGCAAAGCTGACGCCGAACGGAAGGCGGAGAAGTGGTTGAAGGATCATACAACCTCCGAAAAAACCCGGGTGGATGTGTTCCTGAATCAGTATACCGACTACCTGAAGGAAACCAAGAGCAAGAGCCACGCTTCACAGTACAGTGGTTTTATCCGCCTCTACATCCAGCCCGTCATCGGCGTGTTCCGCATGAACAAGCTTACTGAAGGCGACCTGCAGGCCGTGATTGACCTGGCATATTCCAAGAATAACCTCGCCGATAAGACGCTGCGGGATGTCCGGGGCTGTCTCTTGAATTGGCTGAAATGGTGCCGGAAGCGGGGCAAGACCAGTCTGCACCCGGAAGATCTCACTATCCCCGCCGGCGCCAGAAAGTCCGAGAAAAGAATTGTGTCGCCGGACGGCCTGAAAACACTCTTCTCCTGCAGCACAACGCTGTGGCGGGGGAAGCCTACAGAGGACTTCTATATCCACGCTTATCGCTTTGCGGTCCTGACCGGGCTCCGGCCGGGGGAGCTGCGTGCGCTGGAGGACAAAAACGATATTCAAGGCACGAGGGTCACTGTCCGGGGCGCTATCAATGTTCACGATGAGGCCACGCAGGGGAAAAATAATAACGCCCGGCGGACCTTCCAATTGTCCAGCAGGGCAAAGAGGGAAGTGGAGGCCCAGCGGACTATGCTGCGGCAGTATGGTATAGTTTCCCCATATCTTTTCCCAGCTCCGGACGGCGGCTGCCTGGTCCATAAGAATTTTTACAGAGCATGGGGGAGGTACTGCGAGTTCAATAAAATCCCGCACACCTCGCTTTATGAGCTCCGGCACACCTATGTCAGTGTCAACAAGGAAATGCCGGAGGGTCTGAAGAAGATGACCATCGGGCACAGCCAAGATATGGATACCGAGGGCACCTATGGGCATCAGATGGCGGGGGACTTGGCAAAGGCTGCCGCTTATACAGAGCAGGCGTTTGACGATGTGATTTCGCTGAAATAAATATCAAGTGTGTACTTTTGTGTGTACTCGGAAAAAATAAAAACCCTGTAGCCGTTGCGACTACAGGGTTTCTTGTGGTGGAGACTACTGGACTCGAACCAGTGGCCTCATGCGTGTGAAGATTCGATAGGGCGGCCTTCTACGGGATTTCCTCACCCGCAGATACTCTCTGTTCCATGTTTCCGCCGCGTTTTTTCTGTTCGTGGGTCACGGCGTGGGTCAATGTCAATTAGTATGACCTTTGCGCAGCTCTTGGTGGTTTTACTGCTTAGAGATTTGGCATTGACAGCCTCTGCCGCGTATGGCAAAATATTCTTGGATAGCAAACAGCTGTGGTAGGCACTCAATCTGACCGGGCTCCAAAAGAAAGACGGCATAGGCGGCGAATGGCGCTGGAGGAGAGCAAGAAGCTGACGGAATCGGTTACTGACGCTTTGCAAGCGGGATCAGCAAAATATCTGTAAAAATCAGAGAAAATCGAAAAGGCAACCTAATTTCTGACAGGAGGGCGGCTGAATACATGAAATCCAAAAAGCTACTCGTGATGATTTGTGCTTTTGCTGCGGTAATCGGAGTATTTGCGCTTGTTAATGCCAAGGAGAAACCGATTGAGTATTCCCGTGAGGAATTAGCGGAATTGTTTGAGAAATACCCTGTATCTTTGTTATGCAAGGAATTCGATGAGAAGAAGGTAATTCTTTCAAATCCGAGTAGCAAAGAAGAATTGAATGCATTAATAGGCAGTCTCACACTTGAAGCCCCGAAGTTGTTTGAATACGACGGGAAGAAAAGCACGATTTATAGCGGGACTACTGAAAATTGTGAATCCTTTGCATTCTTGGAAAATGATGAAGAAAAAGTGCTTGTTATTGAAAATACAGACAATAACGAAAACCGAGAACAATGGGCCCACATTTTTCATCTGAAGGAAAGAACAGTTGCTGAAAGCTTTTTCAAAAGTGATGTGAAAAATGATTTGCACATAACACTCACTTTTGAGGGAGAAAAAGGATATGTTGAATAGATAAGATAGCTATGGTGAAATCTTCTTCATAGATGATACGATTTTGGATTACTTGCGACCAGGAAACCCGATAGCGTTTCAGTTTGACCGCTATTCTGCGTGGCCGGAGCATGACGCAGCCGAATTCTCGGCGCAGGCATGGTAGAGAGGTGGGCGATGCGTAGTAAATCATGCTCACCACATAATCAATAGCGCACTCACTGGATCACGCAGCCCAGCGGGGCCGCGACGCCTTCGGGACAGCGACACGCATAAGCGCATCGCTGTTCCGAAGGCTTTCTGTGTTCTTCGAGAGCACCCCCGACCAAGGCCCAAAAGCGGCAAAGTTTGCCGTTCTGACACCCGGCCCGGGGATGTTCGTGAACGTGCTGCTCATGTCGAGGGTAATGATAGCGCCCCATCCGAAACGTTCCCTGTTTCGGCGCGTAAGCCGCTGTGTGCCATCCTGTTGGCGAAGGCGAGTGTGTACCCGCTTTCACCCGCGAAAGCAAACGTGGGCCATTTGTGCGAGAAGTTGAAACCGCAATGAGGAACGGTTGGGGAACAGCGTTGGTGGCGGCAACTCTGCCGGATTTGATATAGTGGGGGGTCACAGAGAACCGGGAAATGTATGTGGGCACAACCTGTATATTTTGCGCCGCTGTAGTCAATGGAAAGGGACTTTCAACCGTTCGAAAATCGCACCGCTGTAAACCTGCTAAAAAGTCAAGCCCCAATTGAAAGAAAATTTGCGGGTGGAAAAAGAGCATAGCAAAGCAGAGGCGGCAAAACGGATTGTTTGGCCGCCTCAAACAAAGCATTGGAGATCTCAGCTCGTTCTACTGCGGCAAGCTGCGGTAGAGCTCTGTGACCTTACCATAATAGACTCGGAGGAACTTATTCAGACCTGCCACCATGGCGAGTTTACCGCTTTTCCCCTCGCTGCGTTTTTTCTCAATGAATGTAAAGATCGGATCGTTTGCCGGTTTGTGCATCACATAGCTCTGCATGACTTCATACCCGGTCTTACGCAGATAGCGATTTCCCCGCTTGGAGATGTGCCGGTTATTCGCGCTGAATTTGCCGGACTGGTACGGCGGCGCGTCAATGCCGGCGTATGCGATGAGCGCCCGCTTGCTGTGAAAGCGGCGGACATCTCCGATCTCCGCGATCAGGCGCGGAGCCAGCGTGTCCCCGATGCAGGGCATTTCGCGCACAAGAGAATATTCCGGCAGGGTCTTGGCGAGCGCTTGCATCTGTGTTAAAATAGCGTCACGGGACGCCTCCACTGTGTGGAGGACTCGTATCGCTTCCGTAATGACGATCTGCGTAGATGGTGCGTCGGGAAGCACAGGGATACCGTTTTGAGCTGTGGCAAAGATGAGCGCTGCCATACGTTCGTGATTGCGGTATCCCTTTTTTTCCGCCCATTTGCAATAATCCTTCCGAAAGCGCGTTTCTCCCATTTTGAGGATGTGAGTGGTGTGACGGTACCGCAGGACAAAGTCCGAAAGCTTGTGCCGTCCGGCATGGTCGCTCATGAGCTCCTGCATACCGGGCAAAACCTGATCACAGATGGCGTTAAAATCGACCTTCGCCTTGATCAGCATGGAGGTCATCTGGTAATACTGCCGCGCCAGAAGCTGAAGCTCCCGATATGTATTTTCTGGCAGTCTGGTCGGTTGAAGCTCCTGCCAATAGGCCAGGCCGTACAAAGCGATCTGCATGGCGTCGATTTGATCGGTCTTCACCCTGCGGATGCTTTGTGAGCAAAACCGCTTCATCCGCAGCGAGTTGACAACGGAGACGAATATTCCGTTCTCCAACAATGCGGCCACCACCGGGCAATGGTAGCTGCCGGTGCTTTCCAGAACGACACGAACCTCTTCGCCGCTGCCGCGCAGCAGCGAAACCAGCTCCGACATCCCTTCCCTCGTGTGCTGAACTTCAAACGGAGTGTACACGATTTCTCCTCTCGGCTTCATTCCGCACACGGTACTTTTTCCTTTGGACACATCGATCCCGATACTGAGCATGGGCATTCCTTCTTTCCTGATAAAATATTGCAATGCTTCCGCACCGGCTTATTACGATTCAAATTGGTTCGTGACGCGCACGCGGCATAGCCGGAGCAACCTGCTCAATCGAATCTTTATAACAAGAGGACGGAGGACTGTTTACAGCCCGAGCGCTTGGCTCACCAAAGAAACCGTCCATCCATTGCCCTCCCATTATAACAAAAATAAGCATAGCCTCCGAGGCTTCATTTGCGCTTCGGATACTATGCTTATTTTGTACCAACTAAAGAACAGGCGCTCAATTTTCTGTACGCCAACGAAGCGGCTGACCAAAACCGAGAAACCCATCGGTGCTGTGAGAGAAACAGCAATGGGATCACGCGACCCTGCGGGGCCGCGACGCCTCGAAACAGCGACGCGCATGAGCGCATCGCTGTTCCGCAGGCTCTCTGCGTTCTTTGGGAGTACATCCGACCAAGGCAAAAAAGCGGCAAAGTATGCCGTTCTGACACCCGGCCGCACAGGGTTTCCGAACCACGCAAAACGCTCCGAGGGTAGTGATACCACCCCATCCGAAACGCCCCGTGTTTCGCCCTGTGAGCCGCTGTGTGCGCGGTTAGGAGATGGGGTGGCGTGTGTGTACCCGCTTTCACCTGCGAAAGCGAACGTGAGCCGTTTGTGCGAGTGTGATTTGAAACCGCGCTGGAGAGGACTTTCCCACGCCGTATGGGACGTAACTTCGGCAGATTGGGCGGTTATCGGAGGATTTTATTTATAGCAGGATAAAGGACTGGCGTCGGAACCGACGCTCTGCCCAATCACTTCTGCCCGCAGTGCGGGCAGTTGACGGAGGTTTCAACGCAGGCGATTATGGTGCCTTTTACGGGAAATTTCAGAACGGCTGGCGTCTTTATTCCCGCAAGCGCAGGTGTTTCAACGAAAACAAGCGTGCCTTACGGCAGATTGGAGGGAATTATGAGCAAAAATGAAAACAGGTTGAATTTCCGCATGACGGATGAAACAGCCACAAAAATAGAGCGGTGGTATCGGGAAGATAACTGCCGCAGCAAAAATGAGTTCATCGAAAAGGCGGTGAATTGTTACGTGGATACGCTTGCAGCTGGCGAAAGCACCACGCTGCCCCGTGCGGTGCAGTCTGCCATCGACGCGCGGTTGAAGATCTTCGAGGATCGCATCGCGTCGCTGCTCTACAAGCAGGCGGTGGAGATGGACATGGCAATGTCCATCCTCCTGCAAAGCCTCAACGTGAGCGAGGAAGTGCTGCGGCAGGAGCGGGCCAAGAGCATCGCCGCCGTCAAGCGCACCAATGGTCAACTGCGGTTGGAGCAGAAGCTCCGTGAGCTGGAGAGCGAAGCATGGCAAGGCTGATCGTCAAAAGTCCGTACATCAAGTGCGGTACTGGGCAAAGTGCTGGCGGGTATCTCAAGTACATCGCGACGCGGGAGCGGGTGGAGATCATCCCGGATGACCGCCCGCCCACCAACAAGCAGACGCAGCTCATCGCAAAGCTGGTGAAGGATTTTCCTGACGCAAAAGAGCTGATGGAGTACGAGGACTACCTCTCACACCCGACAAAAGCGACTGCGTCCGCGCTCATCACACTGGCACTGGAATCGAATTGGGATCGGGTACAGGGCATGGAAGGCTACGCCAAGTACATCGCCCTGCGGCCGAGAGCGGAGCGGTTGGGGGAACACGGTCTCTTCGGTGACGATGATGCCGTTGACCTCGCCGCTGTCGCGGATGAACTGGATCACTACACCGGCAACGTGTGGACGCACATCATCTCCCTCCACCGGGAGGACGCGGAGCGGTTGGGGTACAATCACGCGGAGGCATGGCGCACATTACTGCGTACCCACCGCAATGATATCGCCGCGGCGATGAAGATCCCGCCGGAGGACTTCCGCTGGTACGCCGCCTTCCATGACGAAGGGAATCATCCTCACGTCCACATGATGGCGTGGTCGGCAAAGCCGAATCAGGCATACCTGTCCAAAGATGGGATACGGCAGATCAAGTCCACGCTGACCAATCAGATCTTCCGACAGGAGCTGCTGCACGTCTACGAGCAGAAAAGCAAATCTCGTGATGAGTTGGTGGCGGAAGCACGGAAAGCCATGCTGGAATTGGCGAAGGCCATGCGGGAGATGACCTGCATCCACCCGGAGGCGGAGCAGATGATCTGGAATCTGTCGCGGCAGCTCGGTCAGGTCGGCGGCAAGAAAACCTACGGCTATCTGCCGAAGCCCATGAAAAAGCTGGCGGACGAGATCGTCGACCAAATGGCGCGGTTGCCTACCGTGGATGCGTGCTACCAGACATGGTGGGAGCTGCAATGTCAGGTGGAGGATTACTACTCGGAGGGGAAGAAACGGTTGCGTCCACCGCTGTCTCAGCAAAAGGAGTTCCGCCAGATCAAGAACGCGGTCATCAAGGAAGCGGAGCATATCCGCATGAACAGATTTTCCTTCGAGGACGAGGAAATGCAGGATGACGGCGAACAGATCAGTACCTACGGCATGAGCTATGAATGTCAGGATCTGCAAAGCGTGGCCAACGATGAGAGCTTTCCCTTGGTGGAACGGGATGAAGCGGCGGAGCAGCTGGAGCAGCTTGCGGAGGACGGTGACGCCTACGCCCAGTACATCATCGGCACGGCGTACCGCGACGGTGGGCTGCTGATACCAGACACAGCCAAAGCACAAAAGCTGTTGGAACGCGCCGCCGAGCAGGACTTGGACGCGGCACAGTACGCCCTCGGCAAGCTGTATCTCTCCGATGATGCAGACGTTCACGATCCTGCCAAGGGCATCTATTGGCTAAAGCGCTCGGCTGACAGTGGCAACGATTATGCCGCCTACCGGCTGGGCAAGGAATATCTCAGCGGCAAAAATGTATCAAAAGACACTTCGACTGCGGCGGAATACCTGCGGCAGGCCGCGGATAACGGCAGCGCCTACGCCCAATACCTGTTGGGCAAGCTGACCCTCATGGGCGAGGGCGTTCCCAAAGACATGGACGCCGCCTACGAATGGTTTGCGGCGGCGCGGGATAACGGCCACGGCTATGCGGAATTTTTTATGAAACGCATGGAGCGCGGCGAACAGGAGCCGCCCTCCGTCCTGTTGTCAGCCACCCGGCTGCTCTACCACATGGGCAATATCTTCCGGGACAACGCCCCGGCTCCCGCTGCCAACGGTGTCCAAATCGACCGCAAGCGGCTGGCGCAGATGCGGCAAAAGCGCGTCGCCCTCGGTCACAAGCCGGACGATCATGAGTTGGAACAGCAGCAGGGATTTTCAATGAAATTCCATATGTAAAGCGGGTCGAGGTGTTCATTTTTTGCGCCGCAATAGTCAAAGAAACATTTCGAAAAACAGTAGCTTTGTGAGCGGAGTTGTGGTATGTGTTGTGGTTGCCAAAAGGAGGTGCCGCAATGTATGACTACATGAAAGCCCTGCAAAAGCGTTTCGACCGGCAGGAGTATCCAGAGTTGGCCGAGCAGATCGAATACGCTCAAGCGGAACTGCGGCGGGACATGGACGCCGCGGGGCGGAAGAAATTGCTCCGCCTGCTGGACGCGCAGAACGCATTGTTGGTTGAATCCAAGCTGATAAGCTTCACGGCGGGCTTCAAGCTGGCGTGGGGCATGGCGAAAGAGCTGGAGGCAGATGGGCTCTATTCCTTCGAGAAAGAGGAAGAAGAGCACATCTGCCATCCGGCGGAACAGGAGGACTAAATGGCGAAAAAACGTGCAAATGGCGAAGGCAACATTCGCAAACG